ACCTCCACTATATTTTTTATGTATTAAAAAGAGAGCATTGCAGCTCTCCTAAATTAATTATTTTGTTGCGCATTATATTCCTAAAATCTTTTTTAACTACTTGTAACCATTGGTATGACTTGCTTTACACTAATATTTATTAATAGTTACAAATGCGTAATAAATTTAGTCATTACCATTAGTCTTTAAATAGTCGTAAACATCATATAAATTAGAGCCAAAAGCATAACCTATAATCTTTATACCATTGAAGGTTTTAAGTGTTAAGTCCTCGTTGTATGCTTTTTTATAATAAGCTAATTTTGTTTCAAAATTTTCACTTTCATTTATAATTAATTCTGGCTTTTCAAATCCCTGCATTTGGATTAATACGCCTACATACTTTTGATATGTCTCCTTTGCAACATTAAAACATTCTTCTAATTTAGTTAAATTTAACATAAAAAATTACCTTCCTTCATATTTTTATAAAGAAAAAAGCCCTGGACTGTTCATCCGGTGGCTTTTATGCTATTTATTTCTATTCTTTTTTATTTCTGCGAGTTCTTTCTGATCTGCAATGAATTCCTTCATCTTTGCATTTACCCAAGGTGATATTTTAATCCCCATGGGTCCAATTAAATTACAAAACTCTTCAAATATTTTAGGATCTACACTAATATTTTGCCTATGTGCTGCCAAGTAAATCATCCCCTTATGGATGATTATATACCTTATTTTACATTTTGTAACACATCTATTTACTAATACACACTAGTGTATATTAGTGCACATTATATTCCTAATGTTCAACAACTATCGGAATCAAATCTCCATTATCATCATACCCGTTAGCCAGTAACATATCATGCACTTTACTTCTAATTATTAATGGGACTTGTGTTAATGTTTTTAATTGTGGTCTTAAAACAATTAAATCATAAAAATTCTTTATCATTACAATGTCACCCCCGGTATTGATGCTATTAGTATATAGGCATCTGCTATGGCATCCTTCATAGTTTGTTGATTATCTATGATTTCTTGATTAGTATAAGTAACAGGCAGAACTGATTGCACAACATCTCTATCATCAAAACCTAAGAAATTACCTTCTCCAACATTTGAAACTGCTATTTGGTGCATACCCAAAGCAGTTTGTGTGTCTACAATAGCCTGTACTTCTGATTCGTTTTCATATTTAATAATAATCATTTTTATACCTCCATTTATATCATTGTTACTTGTGCAATTGGAACTGTAGCAACGCATATTTTAACTCTGCTAACTTGGATTTTATCTGTTGTATTGGAACAATAACCATATACTTGAAAATAATCTCCTGCATTACAAGTATAATCTTCTGTAAATTCGTTTAAATACCCTGACGAATATGTTCTTAAAATCCCAAATGCAACACCATTTTTATAAACCCTAGCAGTTATTTGAGTAGCATTAGTGCTAACCGTTCCTGCACTGAATTTAAATCTTATAGCACCTGTTAAATTAATTGTAAATTTTTTGCTCAATAGAACAAAAGATGTAGATGTAGAACTAAGAGTTGAAGCATCTGTAATTGTTATATTGTCCCCAACAGAGGGATTAAGTGCTGTTGCTGTTCCTACAAGCCCAAAAGGGCTTTTACCACTTACTATATTTGATGGTATAAAATTAGGGTCGTCCCAGTATGTAAAAATTCCACCATGCCAGTATCCAGTTGCTGGACTAATATATAATCTTCCTGGTGATAATGTACCATTAACTGCTACGCCTACATTATCAGCTAATAAATTAGGCATTGTTCCAATTATTACCCCACTATCACCTGTCCCAGTATCACCCACTAATAAATGAGATGCTATTAAATTTCCACCACCTCCTTTACCCTGTACAATAAAACTTGTGCCATTATATCGCATAGTGTATGGTGTATTAGCTTTTAATCCACCGCTTGTAATTGCATTGCCTAAACTATCCAAAATCGGTATAGCACCTAAGCTATTCCAGTTCAAAGTAGATGCTCCTGTACTTGCTGTTGTTATCTTTGCTATAATCCCCATACCATCTACTAAAACGGTTGGTGCTGGTGTAGTTGCAATAATATAAGTGTTAGCACTTCCAGTTGTAATTGCGTACCCTGGATGTTTTACATAATCAGCCTTATGCGCAACAAGGTCAGCAGCATTAGTAGCTATATTTAGAGCGTTTTGCTTTACTGTTTCTGTAGTTCTTCCAGTTCCAGCAAGGTTTGAAATAGATACTGCTAAATTGCCAGCAATATCTCCTGCAAGTTGTCCCTTTATAGTATTAAACCATGTTGTAAAATCTGCTTGAAATTGAGTTTCTTTAGCTGCCATATCTACATTGTAAGTTCCTGTTGTAGCTGTAAACCATGCTTGATATTGGTTGAATATCGCTGTAGTATCTGCTTGGATTAAACTATTAACCCAACCGCACAAAATAGTATTCATTCTCTGATCTGTAATATTAGCTTGTACTACAGTTAATACACCTTTTCCAATATAAATATCCGCAATTGCTAATTCAAAATAATTTGCATCCTGTTCTAATACTGGAGCAACTGGAGTGGTAGAAAATACCCCTTTTTTAACCACTGTTTTTATAGTTCTACCAACCGTATCGAATTGTATGACTAATCTATCTATACGATTTAAAACTCCATCAGCAACCGCTATAGGCAATATTAAGGCACTATCATTTATATATACATATCCGTTAATCCATGCCTTACCGATACCCACAGTAACGGTCATATTATTGTTACTTAAAACTTGTAAATTCGTTGATGGATTAGGGAATACACCATTAGTTAATAGGCTACTAAAGAATGCTGCAAAATCACTAGCTTGATATTTCCTATCTCCACTAACTGAATTAAAGAAACTTGACTTCTCCAAAGTATCACTTCCTTTCTAAAATGATAATGCTATTTTTTTCATTTCCTTTCTCATTTGTTCTGATATTTCTTCAGGACTAAGACCTTTCGAACAATTTATAGTGGTATTTATTATTCTCTTATTTTTTCTCACAGTATCACTACCTTTCTATATTAATTGTTTAATTTTTTCTAGCAAAGTTGGAATATTATTACCGAAAGTAATATTAATCTGTAATCCTTGCTCCTCGTAGGTCTCTTCTATTTCTGTGATTACAGTATCTATTGTTACGCCCCATTTTCTCTTAATACAGGTGACCTTATCACCTAGATCATAATCTGTTTTATAAACTAGATTGCTATTAATATTAATTTTAGAATCAAAGGTCTTAATATCACCTGTTAAGGCCAGATCTGCGCTTCCTTTGGCTGTTAACATAGGCAAATATATAGCATCTGCAATAACAGAAGAATCAGTCGAGTTTATATTGCTTATCTCTTTAGCATCTACCCATAACTCACGCCTATCTAAACCCACAGAACTACCTACTGTTATAAGTTTTCTTGCCGATCCATCACCTGTGCCACCAACTAAAGCAACATTACTAAGATTATTTGCACTATCAACATAACTTTGAGTTAAAACATTTTCAAAATCTGTGCTGAAGATACATCTTGGATTTATTGATTGTCCTGAAGTTCTATCTAAGCCTTGATACACATCAAAATTTAATTTCTTATTTACAGTGTCAAGTAAAATTCTAAAACCTAAATTACTTAAATTAGTTAGGTTTATTAATTCATCAAAAAGATTAGTATAGGTGACTTGATAATTAACATTTCCTACATAGCTTTTTAAAGCTCCTAGTTGTAAATTAGGTATTATCCTATCGGTTAAGGTTGGAGTAATACATTGGTCTTTAACTAGTGTTCTCATAGCTACTTCATAAGCGACATTAAGTAATTCCTGTGTCCAAATTATTCGCCTATCAAAATAAGATTTTAAAAATCTACCTTTAATAACTAAAGTTTCTTTTCCGGTATCGTCCTGATCTAAACCTCTATAATCAATATAAGCAGCTTCTTGCGTACTATCACTCTTGCAAATTATATTGTCTCTTACCAATAGTGCTAAATTATCTGCAGTTAAATCTAAATGTAATTCAAATTCACTGTATTTATTAAAACATCTATGCCATCTAAGTGAACTGAAATTGTCTATAATCCCTATTAAATTTAAACTTCTATCAAATACATATATATTCATGTTTAAGCCCCCAAATATTGAGGCGTGTAGTAAATACTAACTGTTAAATTATCTGTGTTTGTATCTGAATTGTACCTATATAGGTTATCTCCTACCGCTAGTTGCAGAAATGTTGAACCTATATCTATATAATTAAAAGCATTTGTTGTAACACCATTTAGAGTAGAAGTAACTTTTTTATTACCAAACCCAGTGCTTACAGTTAAAACCTCGCCTATTGTCATTGTCTTATTGATCTTTATATAAAGACCTGTGTTTACATCTGTTATAGATGGATTAGTTAAAGTAGCTAGGGCTGTGAACACCGCAGTCATTCCACAAGGTATATCACCAGTATTTAATACATCAACTATCAATGAAAGACTTCTCATACCCATTTCAATACCACCACTAACAAGCTCTAAGGGAAATTCAAATTCGCCTATCCACAATGCAATTTCTGCTTTTATTTGTGCTATGGCTTGATATAATGGGTTATTTGCGGTTAATGATATTAAACAAGTTTGCAAAGAAATATCATCATCCGGAGAAAAGTAAGGTAATTTACTAGCAATACATTTTATTTTTATTTCTTTTACATCATCTTTATAAATTAGCCAACCTTCATTTAGTTTTGGATTAAAGGCCTGTTCTACTAACCTTCTATTATTAATTGCTTCTTCTTCAAAATTAGACATTACAGCTACTTGCATAGTTATAACTCTTACATCCAATGTATTACCTAAATAATTAGCACCATCTTGAGCTACACCCTTGGAATTATATATATTTACTGCATTTGAATCATCAAAACTTTGTAAAACAAAAGGGGCTGTATTAGTCATGACTAACTCAACCCCATTACTATTTATATATTTTAAAATTCTCAACTAACCAGCCTCCTATCCTAATGCTAACTCTCTTTGCAATTGTCTTAGTTCTCTAGCTGCTGCACTTGGACTTACCGCAGTAGGGCTATTTATTGTTAAGTAAATATCTCCTTTGCCCTTACTATCACCTTCTGACGTACTAGCATCTTGTTTGTTAGCTGTGACTCCACCAATAATACTAGCATTTACCTTCATATCACCAGTTAATCTTTTTATACTATCTATTACTTTAAATTTATTGTTATCTATACCTTTTGCCATTCCATTCATAAAGTCTGGCATCCATGTTTCATAATCTGCAAGAGGTCCATAGTCTGGAGTACTAAAATGTAAAAACCCTCTAATACTATTTGCAATATTTTCAACAGATTTTAAAAGTGCGTTTGCTTTTGACATGATACCATCCACAAACCCTTGTATAAAATCTGATCCCCAAGTTAATGCTTGTGCTGGCAATGCTTTAAGCCAATCTATAGCTGTTGTAACTCCAGTAACTACAGCATCTTTAACAGTGCCAATTACCGAGTTTATTCCATCTTTTAGACCGTTAATCATATCTGTACCTATTGTCTTTAACTTCCCTGGTAGTTCTCTAAACCAATCAAGTAATCCATTCCATAAATCCTTAGCACCTTGAATAATATCTTTACATAAATTAATTACTGCAGTCTTTAAACTAGTCCATGCTGTTGTAGCTGTAGTTTTAATACTGTCCCACAACGTTTTTAAGAAATCCTTTAAACCATTAAATATCGTCTTTGCGATAGTAACAAGCCCGTCCCATTCTAATTTACAGAAATCCACTATTACTTTAATTACTGTATTAAATATGGTTTTTATATCATCCCAAATCTGTTTAAAATCATCTTTTAACTTATTAAAAATAGCTTTAGCATCTTCTTTTAACTTAGTAAAATTTCCAGTTACTAAATCTAAAATAAGAAGTATCACTCCTAGAAATACAGTTTTGATTGCATCCCAAACTGTAGTAAAAAAATCCTTTAAAGCATTAAATATTGTTTTTACTCCGTCTATGAGCCAACCAAATTTATCATTTACAAAAGTAACTATAGCCGTTACCACATCTGTAAATACTTGTTTTATTGCATTCCATATATCACTTATTGATGTTCCTAAACCTTTAAAGAAATTAACAATTGCTTGTGTAAAATTATCAACACCAGTTTTAATTGATGTCCATGTTTCTTCTATTCCAGTACCTAAGTCCTTAAAGAACTTGATTACTGCTGTAATAGCTCCACCAACAACTTGTTTAATTACTGCCCACGAATTGACTACAAAATCATGGAATGTTTTGTTTTTATTAAACAAGGTTACTAATCCTGCTACAAGCAATGTTATACCGAGTATCACCATGCCAACTGGATTATCTTCCATAGCTGAATTAAAAGCTTTTTGAACTCCTGTTGCTCCTTTTGTTATGGCTGACCATATTGTAGTAGCATCTCCCCAAAGTTTTTGTGCATTTCTAACTCCGTCCATTATTCCAGTAACAGATTTAAATGCTAAAAATGCAAGTCCTACTCCTTCAATAATGGGTTTAATTGTATTCATATTATCTTTTACAAATTGTAATGCCTTAGTTATATCTTCTAGTATAGTTTTAAATAAACCCATTTTATCTTTAACAGTACCTACACCAGTACTAAATGAAGGTAATATTTCTTTTACAATTTCTCCAATTAATTTTATCCACTCTTGGAACTTTGGCACAATGGCATTTATCATATCGGTTAAGACTTGTTTAATTTTAGGCATATTATTATTAATAGATGTTGCGAATTGTGTCAAATATGGTATAACAGTGCTCCCAATACTAGCACCCATCCCAAGCAATCCATTTTTCAATATAGTTACTTGACCATTAAAAGTTTTTCCTGCTGCATCCGCACTTCCACCAAATTCCTTAGAAAGTTCTGCTAGAATTATTCCTTGTGCTCCAGCGGTATCTCCTGCCTTTTGCATGGTGGTAATTTGTTCTTTCTGTTGCGCTGTAAAAGTTACACCACTTTTTGCAAGTCTGCCCATACCTTCGATAGGATTATTCATGGACTTGCCTAAAAGCATGATTGAACTATTTAAATCAGTTCCCATTGCTTGCGACATATTTTGTGCTGCTTTGATTGTATCTGGGAATGTTTTCTTTCCAATACCTGTGAAAGTCAAGAGTAAGTTTTCACCTGCTTCAGTTGTCCCCTTACTAAAAGTAGTTGTTTTACTTAAGCCATCAGCTAAATCGATCAATGCGCTTTTGGTCATTCCTGCGCTTCCGCCAGTGGATTTCAAAACCGCATCCATTTGTGCCAACTTTTCTTGCCCTGCGGCTGCGGTTGTTATCATTTCTTTTATGCCAAGCCCAACACCTAATGCGGCACCTAATTTTAAAGCAGCACTAGCTATAGAACCGAAACTTAAACCCATACTTTTAGATGTTTGAGAACCTTTTTTATCAATATCATCTAATTGCTTACTTACACCAGTATCTTTAAGAAGAATACTTCCGAATAACTCGAAAATTTGCGTAATAATCACCTCCAAACGAAAAGACACCCTTTCGAGTGCCTTGGATTATTTACCTTGGTCGAGCTTCTTTATTGCTTCTGCTTCTGCCAATACGTCTTTAATATTTACCTTTGGTGGTTTAGGAGCAAATGCTTTCTTTTTATAATCTTCAAAACTCATATAATGTTCTTTGTCCATATTCCCATAGTCTACCAGATATTGTTTATATAGCTTATCTTCTGCATCCATTTTATAAGCTTGTGTTATCTGCTCTATTCCATCATCAATATCTAAGTCCATTATGTAATCTATAGACTTGTAGCGATTTAAAATTATATCTAAGCAGCCAATATCATCTACTTGACTGCTGTTGATAAAAAACTTCCTACACCTTCCTGCGCCATAAGTTCTTTAAATAAATCAATTAATTCAGGTAACCCTAAATCTTCAATTTCTTTAGGAGTCTTACCAGTTAAGTCACCTAATAATTTGTTTATTTCTTTTTCTGCAGAACCTATATTCTCAACAAATATCATCATTAATTCAATTTGCATTGTTTGCTCTGCTTTTTTCTTATCTTCTTCAGCAAGCCCTGTTACATTTGTAGCCACTTTCTTAATATCATCTTTTACATTCATCTTTTTTAAAATTCTACTTAAACTAAATAAATCAGCAGTTTTTAAAGTTCTCAAAATAATACCTCCAATATATTTATAATAAGGAAAGCACCCTATTTAAAGAGTGCTTATATTTTATGCTACTACTATTTTAGGATAATGGATTTCGTATACACTAGCGGTCGGTGCTTCAGGATCTATATTAGCAGTAAAGGTTATTGGCAATATATTATCTGCACTATCCTTATTACTAAACTTAATACCATCACTAGATAATGCGTTCTTTAATATAATAACTATTGGCTTTGCGCTGCCACTAATTTTCCCAACTAGTGCTATATTATCTATATAATCGGTTAATTCTATTGTTGTTTTGCCTGTTATTACATCATAATCAACGTTTGTAGCAGTATCTACATCTGCCATAAGAGCCATTTTTAAAGTATCTGTGGTTATCTCTAACATATTAACCTTTAAAGTTACATCCACTGATACTAATTGAGTTAGACCTTTTACTGAACCTTTTAAACCATCGACTTTTACATCTCTTGTCTTTGGCTTAATATCGAACTCATTACCACCACTGGTTGCCCCTATAAGAGATTCATTTACTAATCCGTAATTTTTATAGATAGCACCTGCATCAACCAATAAATTCTTCAAGGTATTTGCAGTAAAACCTATTGTATTTGTTGAACCTGTATCTGCCATTTAAATCACTCCTTTAAATTTTATAAATTGTTACTAAATATCTTAACTGCCTGCGTTGAATGTATAGCGTAGGATCCTCTAGTTTTATTCTATAAGGTGTATCTCTATTTACAGACACATTCATAGTTGAGTCATTATACTGTAGCCTATTTAAAACCTTGTGTATGGCATCAGTTAAACCCTCAATTTCCACTATGTCAGTATCTTTATTATCCCAAATATCAATTGTCATTTGATTTTTATCTGAATAAGAATTATTAGGTGATATATCAGGGAAATTAATCTCCGCATATGGATAAACCTTGGCTTCCCCATCTTGTAAAGTAGGGTAATGGCCCACAAAAGTGTCAATAATACTTGCAATTTTATTATAAATTAAAGTATATACATCCATTACTTATCACCCATCTTATTTCTATATACTTGCTCTGCTATATTAGTTATTTTAGGGATTGCATTGTTACACCCTGGTTCCAAATAAGGTTGCGGACTTTGCCTTGAACTTCCTTTTTCTACCCATAATCCATAATCTGCATTAGGAGTAACACCAACATAAACACCTTCATTGCTTGGCATAACTTCGGCAACAATACTTTTTTTAAGGTTACCTTTATGTGTATCATACTGATCAGTGCCCACAGGAGTCACACTTTGCACCTCTGCTACTGCCAAAGTACCTACACCAGTACAAAATTCCTTTTTACATAAAAGTAACGCAGCCAATATTGCATTTTTATTGCTTTTATATTCCAAGACAAATCACCTCCATATAGCCATCATCCCAAGGGATAATTTTTACACTTAAGTTAATTTCTTTTCCGTATTGGTCAGTATATTTTAAAACTGTTCCAACATTTATAGCACTTTCAAAGTAATCAACATAAACTCTCTTATTAACTTCAATGTCATACCCATAGTTTTTAAGTAATAAAGCTTTATTATAAGGTTGTATATCAACATCAATATCTTTAACCCACACTAATTTACCTGGAATAACTACGCCATTAACCTTTATACTAGCTTCTTTATTCCATACACCCACTGTATAATTGCTAAACATTTTATCACCCCATCATCCTAATACTAGGTAATGGTAATAAAGCTTTAACACTTTGAGGAAGATTATCTTCATAAGTTCCACTACGTGCTCCTTGAGTAAACTGCTTAAGCCCTTCATTACCCTTTTTCCTATAACATAATACTACGTACTCAATTACTGAATCAGGATATAAAGTGGAGGAATCTACAGTGACATTTAAATAATTATTTATTAAAGTATTAGCTTTTCTTATATACAAGTTCAATATTGGTTCCTTTGAAGCATCTGCATTCAATAAGATTTTCACATCATCCATAACTGACATTTTTATTCACCTGCTTCGTTTTCGTCCTTTTCAAAGACAAGCTTTTCCACTACTTTTAAAGCTTCAAATTCGTCAACCTCAGATGCTAGTATTAAAATCTTATCTCCAATAGCATGAAGCGCATTACCATATTTAATATTTGCTAGTATTTTTACTTTTACTTTTTTAACAGGTTCAATTATTTCTATCTGTTCAACTGAAGCTGCATCTTTTTTATCTGCCATTTAAATCACTTTCCTCTCAATATAAAAATAGGAGGGGTTATCCCCTCCTCAATTTAGTATTATTCTATGAATTTACTGTTGCTATAAATGTGGTATCAATACTTTCAAAGCTAGGTAATGTAATAGCAGAAACCTTAGTATTTACATTAACAGGATCAACTTCCTTAAAAGTAGTTATTGCAACTCCAAGATTAACAATAGTTACATCCGCATTTGCACCAGCCATAAGATCAGACTCTTCTGGAGTAGTACCAAAATAAGTACTTCCCAAGTTTCCATCAGGTAAAAGAGTAAATACATCATCTGGGAAGAACAGTGTAGCTGCTCCATCATAGTTTTTGAACATTTTATTATAAACAGCCACCATTAATCCAAGCTTAGCCTGAATATATTGTTTAAGCATGGCATCAGTCATTATAACGTTTAAGCCACCGGTAGGATTAAGATCAAGTTTAATGGAATTATTCATCAACAAGTAATTCCAAGTCTTTCTAGTACAAACCGCTCTTGTTGGTCTGCTTCCTGTATCTCCCTCAACTTTATCCTGCCATCTTTGAATATCTTGAATAGGGGTAGCAGTGGTAAGAGCTGACCATTTAGCAGTAGTAAGTAAAGTTTCTTTATGCCCGGCAAGAAATTTATAATCGTAATCATAATTTACTCTGTTGGCAATTATAGAAATTCTACCAGTAGAAAGTAATTGCATTCTCATTCTCTCAGCTGCAACTTCAGCACCAGTTACTAAAGTTGTCACATCATCATAAATTTTAGTAATCAATGGCATTACTAAATCAAAATTAGATGAAGCATATAGTTTATTTAATTCTTGTCTTTCTTTTTCTCCAATTCTCATTGCTTCTTTGAAAAAAGGCATTTCAGTTTCAATTTTATCAAAACCGACTCTATCTCTTAGAGTTGCTTTTGTATCAAATGCAGAAGGTTTTAATATTGCTGGTAAACCATTAGAACCTTTTATCCAACTTAGGTCTAAACCTAATTGTTTTTTACTTGGGAATAAAGTAGCTCCCATATATGGAATTGCTAGTGATGGATTATTAGTATAATATACTCCAATTTCCTTAGAGTTAAATAGATCATAAATATTAGGCATTTATATCACCGTTCCTTTCTTTTTTTATTATTTTAAGAATGTAATTCTAGTTTTTAAAGCCGCTATTACATCAGCACATGGAGCTTCTGGTAATTTATTTAAATCAATAAATCCATGAATAAGCATTGAACCTGGAGCATCTCCATAAGTTACATCAACATCATTTAAAAGTACGCCCTCAGCATCTACTCCGGAACCTGCAACTGTTGTTGCTCCACTTTGAGTATTATGTTTAGTGGCCAATGTTAAAGGATTTCCAAGTATAGTATTAGTTGAACCTGTTCCACCGATTGGAGTTCCTGCTAGCATAATCTTTTTGCCATCTGCATTAGCAACTATTCCAGCATCATCAACCATTACAGGTATGTCCACATAGTGATCTGCAAATTTTAAGATTTCATTCTTGTTTGTATAAGTTGTTTGATTAAATTTCATTATAAGTTCCTCCCTTTTTTAATCGAAATAATTTTTAACTGTTGAAGCTGTTTTTTGAGCTTCTTGTGCTTGTAATGCGAGTTTCATTCCCATAGAGTTAGGGTCCACAGCACCTTTCTCATTTGGTGGTACATATCCACCTTTTAGCTTTTCAGCAACTTGTGCTGCCACGCTAGAATTAAGTATGCCTTCAAATTTAGTAAGATTTTCATTAGTTGTAGCTTCATCAGCACCTATGAAATAATCTACCAGATCGGTTGGTAACTTTTTATCACTAAGCATTTTTAATGCATTAGTTTTTAAATCTTTTCTTGAAGATTCCGTTTTCATCTTTTCCATTTCAGCTTTCATATTTTCCATTGCAAGTTCGTTTGGGTCCTTGGTTGGAAACTTCTTTTTAACCTCAGCATCAACCAAAGCAGATAAGTTATTAGTTTTAAAGGTTTCAATTCCTTTGGTTAAATGTTTGTCCTTCTCACTATCCATAAAGCTCTTAAAATCAGAATCATTCATTTTACTTTTAAATGCTTCTAAACCACTAAATTTCTTTACCAATTCAGAATCTTTTAAAGTATCATCAACATTATCATCATCTTTTAATGTATCAATTAATTTTAGTAACTCTTTTTTTAACATTAATATCTCTCCTTTAGCCCTTCTAACAGTTTAAAACCCCTAGAAACGCAATTAATTTTTTATAAAATAAAAAGCCTTATTTCTAAGACTTATTTGAAAAACATACTCTCTTTTAATTCATACTCCTTTATTGCAAAGCATCTACCAAACTAATCTTTTCATAATATTCACCTCACTTTTGGACATAATAAAAGCACCCTAATTTAGGATGCTAATTTGCTTTATTTAATTTTTCTTGTTTTTTATCTAACTTAATTCGTTTTTTCTCTGCATTCTTTGCTTTGGCTATAATAAGTCTTGCATCCAAATCAGCATTAACATTATCTAGCTTGTTATTAACTTTTGCCATATTAACATCAAATTTTCTTACTGTCGTTGTGCTTCCGTCTATAACACCAGTCGCATTAATTTGAGCAATCTCTTCTTGTGTGAGTGGCTTACTTAATTGCTCACTACCACAGATGGGGCAAGCTTTACTTTTGAAAAATAAGAAATAAATAAGATAGAAAACACCAATACCAATTATAAACCATACAAAACTAAATTTTTTAGTAGGCATTATGTTTTGGTTGCAATTTTTACAATATTTCATAATATCATCCCCCTATATTTGCCATTATAGCACAAATTTATGGGATATTAATTATTTATTTTATCAAGTGCTTTCTTATATTTCCCCTGTAAATCTTTTATTAATTTTTTATAATACTTTTCATCATGTATTAAATAATAAAGAAATATAATGTTTACAATTACTGAGAATGCTAAAACCATATATATCAATTACTCTTCAACTCCTTTATCATTCTTCCAAGTAGCATAATCTTTATAATCAATAATATCCTTGGTTTCATTATCTTTACGCTGAGTTGGAGTCCATCCTTCATACGGCACGTTTATAAGACAACATCTACATGATGGATGCAATGGTGGTTCTGGATGATCTTCATTTATTCCCCAAACCTTACCATCTAAATCTGCATCTTCTTCAGCAGTCTTAGAGTCTAAAGTTGCAGACCACATAACTTTCTCAACTCCACTACTAATCCCAATGTCATAGCTTGCCTGTGTTTGAATCCTTGCATTTTCAGTTTGCACTAATCGCTGACTCTCATAAGCTGTAGTATTAAAGGTATCTCTAATGTCTTTGACTATTTTATCTATTGTTGTATTGCCTTTCATACATTCAGTAATGGAGCTTTGAAGTTTGTCTATCATATCAGCTTTATTTTTCCAAATCCTATCTGAAAATAGTTCTTCTTTGAATTTTTGATTTACTGCAGCATCAATAAATTCTTTCTTAAGAATATCAAACTTCAAATCAACTTTTATACCTGAGTCCATTACAAAAGCATTTTTATAATAGGTATCTGAATAAGTCTTTGCCAATATATCAGTTACCTTGGCAATCTCTGAGTCGCCTAAGTCTTTACCCATAGTTTTTAAGTGTTCTTTAATGCCACTATTAGCCTTTTGTGAAGCATTCATTTTTAATAGTCCGTTTACTGCATATGCAATAAATAATGCACCTACTACAGTATGTAAGCCATCAAGTGACTTCTTTTGCTCTGCATAAATAGGTTTCATTTCATCATCTGTATAATCTTCATTATCTATTGATATTTGCTCAATTTGCTTTCTATAAATTTTATCCATTATATACCTCGCATATCTTCCTCCATATTTTCATCAGTTGCTATGGGTAATTCTAAAATCATACATAATTGTTTATACATACATTCTTTCTTATCTTCATCAAAATAAAAACATTTGCACGTTTTATGACATTCTTCATAATTAACATCATCCATTATTTCACCACAGCTGGAGAAGGATTTAATAAATCATTTCCAATACTAAGTGCTTTCTGTTCGTTTGCTCTTCTTGCCATTTCTTCAGGAACATTATCTACAAAACTTAATTGTGCTAAGCCAGTTTCTATACTTAAATTATCACCTAACTGAGCTATAATTTGAGCTGTTACCAAATCATCAGATGGAATATTAAAAGTAAATACTTGTTTAATATCCTTATAATCATAAGCTACAGAATCTTTTATATCTAAATATTTAAATAATAACCTAAATCTATTTTTATTACAGTTTGTAACCGCCTTGGCATCTAAACTACAAACATTTAAAAGCGAAATAAGTCTAGTTTTCAATGCTAAACTACTCGTATTACTAGATAATTGCTCGTTAGCATTTATATGTCCTGATATTTGATATATTTTATCCTCAATAGTCTTTAAGGTATTTTGGATAAAACTATCATTTATGTTTTTTATAAGCCAGCTAACAGTTCCATCTTTATTAGGTACCTGTATTGCTCCAAGTGCTTTCATTTTTGGCAAATCAGAGTCTTCTATTTTTACACCTGTAACAACTAAATAAGCACTTCTAAAGTCACTAATTTCATTGGTTATATCACTTAAATTAGTTTCATATGCATCTTGAAGTCCTTTTATATCATGAAATATAGTATCATCTTCTAATTCCTCAGAAATAGCACAAATGCTTATTGGTACCTCTCCAAAATAGTGAGGATCCTGTCCTATTAAACATGCGTTACCAATACCACCTTTGTAATGCAATATCACATCTTCAAAGTACACATCTATATAATCATTAGTATCAAATTTCTTTTTAAAAACACGAAGAGCTAGTTCAATATCACCATCACTGTTTTCTAATACGTAAGAATTTAGTGGAGTAAGTATTCTGGAACAAAATTCTCCAATTTTATTAATATAATAAAGCTCATAAGATTCACCAAATATCAAACCATTTTTTAATAAATTTTGGTCATGTTTTTCTGACCAATGAGATAAATTATAGTCTATTACATCAAGTATCTTTGTATTGCTACTTTTACTTAGGTATGATATTTTATTACCCAGTGTATAAGATACTTCTTCTTTAATAAATTTCTTTATATAATTTACTCTAGTTTTTAAGTTAGATCTATCAGTTACCATTTTATAATCTTCCAAAGCATCAGTTTTGCCCTTATAATATCTATACATTCTCTTGTTATTAGATTTTCTATTATTAAAATCAGCGTAACAAGAATTTAATAACTTCTCTAGTTCGATTGGATCCATTTGCTATCACCTCCTAAAATAATTTATTTTTATCAAAAAAAGTTGCCTTTAATATAACTTCAATATCGCTTATTCTGTTTGCAAACTCTGCAGTTACATCTGGAGCATCATCATGAGTTGAGAATTTTTGACCTGCAAATTCTTTTAATTGATCTATAAATTCAACATCCTCTTCATCAAAAATAATTTGTCCCTTATTCATATAAGGAATAATTGTTGAAATTCTATCATCTTTATTTTTCCTAGTAGCTTCATTAATAATTTTAATATTTCTATATTTTAATGCTGGATCCTTATCAATTAATTTTTCCAGAGTATTTGCATCTGCTCCATTGAAAGTATTTTTTTCAATATAAACGTGGGTTGCTTCTGGATACTCTTTTAATAGGTCCGCCATATGCTTTACATACTTATCAAAGTCAGTTCTTGCATTAATTTTTGCTAATTCTGCCTTACGAGCGTATTTTAAACCTGTGTCACTCTCTGATCCAATCAAGTAAGCTGAATAATCTGATGTTCCATTAGCTGTAGATGCAGGATCCACACAAAGCATAGTTTTAATAAATTTATGAGTTTCTATTTCCTTACGAGTTTGAGTGTTAACAGTTTTAAACCATTTTTCTCCTATAGAATCAACATCACCCTGGACCTCTTGTTTAAATGAACTTGGATTCTCATAATAACTCTTGGCCATATCTAAGCAATCCCAAAATTCAGCCCATAAAAGAGGAAATTGCATTTCTTTTTCATGGTTCCAATAAAATTCTGTTGCATCCTCCAGGTGATTTTCATTTCTAAAGTTGAATAATAAAGTTTTAAATTTTAACCATAGACCAGTTTCAAAATAATGATCTAAACCATTAACTTTTTTACCTTCCTTATCAATAAAATCATCAATTAATACGCCTTTATTATTTCTAAACTTCCAAGTAGGCTGCTTCATTAACCTAGAATAAAAACATTCTTTATGCTGAAGAGTACCAAGTGCTATTAAGGTTGTACCCTTTTTAGTTATCTTTCCATTTCTTCTAACTGCCTTTTGGACTGCGAACTTAACATCATCACTATACTTCTTCCATTTCTTTTTTCTAGATTCATCAGTTCGGCAATCATCTTCACTTTGAAAATCATCCAATAGTATTAGATCAGGTCGGCAATTATCATATTTCCTACCACGCATACTTGCTCCTGAAGAAATAGCTTCTATAAAGCTTTTATTTGTAAGTTCTAACTGAGTAGCATTACAAATAAATTTCCTATCTTTATCATTAAGCAATATCCCAAATGCTTTAATAATATATTGATTTTCAAGAAATGTATTTTTAATATCCTTAACAAACTTCTCAGCTGTAGTACTTATATCAGAGCCAATCAAGGTATATTTTTTAAATCCATAAGCGTGACACCATACTGTAGTGGCATATGTACCAAAAGCACTCTTGCCAGTTCCACGAGGTTCTATCCATCCTCGTTGCTCCGAGCCATTACCTATTATAGATTCTTGAATATCATGCCAAATCTCTCTATGGATATTTGCTATAGGAGCAGCTGCATTATCTTCCTTAGGTAAAAATACATCCTGGAGAAAGTACATACAGTAAAATTCTAAGGATCTTTTACCAACGGACCAAGCAAGCCCATGATATCCAAATAAATTGCTGTTATTTTGTTTCATCAACTCTTGAGCTTTTTCAGCACCATATAATTGCTTTAAATATTTATATAGTAAAGTACTATTAATTACGTTCTCATCATCATCCAACTAAATCACCTGTCTTTATTTATAGTGCTTATTATCTCCTTTGCTGAATGGAACCTTTAACCCTAGCATAACTTTCATGATTCATACACTGTTCCGGATTTGCATAGGGATCCCAATGGAATTCCATTTCCTCACAACCATGATTTTTTAAACATTGGCCTTTGAGAGGGCAACAACAAATCAATTCTTTATTTTCCCACTTGGTTAATAATTTTAATTTCATCACTCCACCTCACTATAATAAAATGAAAAGACACTAGTCAATATTACCAGTGTCTTTAATAGGGGACTTATTAAATTTAGGATATTTACCTCGAAGCTAAAAAAATATTGTGGAAATTATGTAACCCAATGTGGGGGTTTATGGTGGGTCTATTTTATCTAATTGATTTTCTATGTCACTATCATTAGAAACTATTAAACCAAATAATTCAAAAATATTAATAATAATTACCTTCTTTCTAAATAAAAAACACTTACTAAATAGTAAGTGTTAATTGTATTGGTTTTTTAAATTTTTCAAACTGTTCTTTCGTATTTCCACCCCAACCATATATATTATGGAATTTATAATGGCAATCCTCACATAAGGTAACTCCATTTTTAATATTATTTCTGTTTTCTATATCCCAATGATATCCGTTTAGGTGATGCGCATTTAAATTTTTAGTATCTCCACAGATAACACATCTTTTATTATCTCTCTTTTTAACTTTAGCACTCCATTTTTGTAATTTTCTATTATCATGGTCACCATCTTTACCCCATTCTTCAACTGTTATACCTAACTCTTTGCACTTATCTGTAATATAACATTGAGGGCATCTACAACCTTTGTAAATAAAATCTCCCCTTCTGATATTATAAGTATGACCACATTTATTATGCTTAACAGAAACAGGAATATTAGACTTTTCATAATGTCCTATAAGTTCATATTCACCATGGGTTAATGTACTAAGTTCATGTTTTATATAATCATCATCTATAAAAGGTCTAGATATTTTTTTAGGTCTTGATTTTATCTCAATTTCTTTACACTTTAAACATTTATGATTCCCATAAATTAAAACATTTGTTCCAATTAAATATTCATTTTTACAAACTAAACATTTTATAAGAATTTTAGTTTTATTATTAATATATGGAGTTAATATTTTAAATTTATTTTTATATTTTTCTGTTATTAAAGTATTGGTTTCAATCCTAATATTATCATTGCCTTTATCTTCTTTTTCCTTAGTACATATTGGGCATCTATGACCACTTAAAAAAGAATTAGGCCTCATATCAAATTCATTCCCACATTCAGAATGTCTCATTAATATTTTTGTGCCAGCATTTATATATTTGCCTATTACTGAATATTCATTTTCTACTAAATCATAGATTTCTTTCTTAAATTGTTCTGTAGTCTTTTGATTTGGTCTAACTGTTTGAGAAGAATTACAGTTGCTACAAATATATTTATAATTGTTCTTTACTACACAATTATAATTCTGATAAGTAATTTCTTTTTCTTTGCCACAAACATCACACTTAGCAATTATTTTAGTATTTGAGTGTTCGGCTAAATGTTTAATATTAACTATGAATTTATCTCCATAATAAGTAAACTTATATCCTTTACTTGTATAGAACGATTTATATCTACGACACCATGTCGTTTCTATTGTTTTAGTTACTATCATAAGTATCACCTCACCTACTATTATAACATAATTGACGGTCAATTGACAGTTATTTATATAAAATATATAATGTTTATGAGGTGATTTTATGAGTAAACCAATTCTAAAAAACAGAACCATTCCAAACAATGCAATTAATACTGAGTTGCTTGATAAATTAAAATTATATTCCAAAGAAACTTCTATACCAGTATCAAAACTACTAGATAAATCAATTGAGTTGTTTTTAAAATCTGTTAAAAAAGTTTCTATAGAAAAAGAATTATTGAATGATTCAACTGAATTCTTTAAAAACAATACATTAGAAAATATTAAAGAAAATGATACTGAATTTAAAAAGATTTATAAAAGGATTGTATCTACTATTAAGTAGGTACTTTCTTTTTTCAAAGGTAAAAATTTTATATGGAAATTTTAGGGATGAATCGCGGGGTTTTGAAAAATTCTAAAATCCGAAGGCCACCCCCAATATGTTACTAGTTCTAAGTGATAATGGACTGATAACCCACATTCGCTAAATGGTGTTTATGCGTAACTCACTATCTGTCTAGCCAATACACTCATTCCCTTGCTTGAGTATGTTAATAAGTGTAACTAATCATTACTTTTATACCCTATTCTCAATTAGAATGAGTAGTTATTCATTATCTGCATCCTTAAACACTTGATCCAATACATCAATAGATACCTTATCTTTATCACTTCTACCATCATTGATATCTATCTTAGTCGCGTTGCTTACAATCTTATCAAGTATCTTAGCAATTGCATCTAACCTTACCTTCTCACTATCAGCATTCTCTGCCAAGTCCTTGAGTAGTTGCATGGCTTTAGGACCATATGAGATGACTGCTTGCTTTGTAGAGGATATAAACTCTTGTTCGCGCCTGCAAGCCTCAGCCTTAAAATCTTCCAATTTATTCCATTCATAATAAGTTGTTCTACTAATCCCCACTTCTAATGCAATCTTAGTAACTTCAATACCCTGAGCTTTTAACGCAATACACTTTAATTGCCTCTCATCTAACATATAATCATCTCCCCTATGGTTAACACCATTATTTATACTTAACATAAAAAAGAGCCCTAGTTATTCACCAAAACTCTTTTTTAATTCTATGTCGTTCTTACCTTGTTATTTTTATAATACTATTCTATCATCATACTATACTTATAAGTGTATTTAAATTGCACGTTTGAAGTTCTAAAATAATACAGTTATAGTCTAACATCTTATTAATAAAGGTATCATCTTATTAATTGCTCTATCCTCTGCCTGCTTACATGCTGAAATACTAAACCTTAATTTATTAGATACATTGAACCAGGTCATTACTGGAGGAGTCATATATTTTAGCTCTATTACTTGTTTTTCAAATTCCTTTAATATTTCAATTGAATTTTCTATCTTCTCACATTTAATCTCATGCGATCTCTTTAAGTTTTGCAATTTACTTATTCTTTCAGGTTTTGCTATTGCTCTACTTTCAATTGCATTACTTATTTTATTAGTTGGAGCAGTTTTCTCTTCTAGTGATATGCCTGATAAATCATAATTGTTTTCAAGTTCTTCTATTTCTAACTCTATATTTTTAATATCATTCTTATAAATTAGATAAGAATTCAATATAAATCTTGTTTTTTCTTTTTTATTCAATTGGTTTACCTCCTAATACTTGTTAATTATTCGATAAAATAAGCATTTTTACGAAAATATCTGTTACCGTTCTGTTACCGATGAATTAAGCTATAAGCTAATTTGCTCGATTTTGTATAGTTACATATATTATAATTTCTTTATATATATATTATTTTTTATTTTTTATTTATTTCTATTAAGAAAATTGAAATATCTGTGTATCTGTTACCGATAACCTTCTAACTGTTGCTACTACTGTATTTAAGTGGTAACAGATATTTTTTTATTCTGTTACTTATCTGTTACCGTAGTGGTGTAAGTGTTGGTATTGGCTCGCTAGCGTTAAAATAATCTGTTACCGGTGGCTTTTATTCATTTCTCCTATAGATCCTTTTTCTACTTCCAGCATCATGTTTTTGTTCCATCGGAATTATATCCACGCTTTTTAACTTCCCTGCCAAAACTATTCTTGGATAAACTTTTAAGACCACTTTCTATACACCAAATTGAATATTGTCTATATATATCTTCTACAGTTTGGTCCTCTATAGTGGTATCTTCTAAAAATGCTACTACTGGATTATTAACATGCTCATATTCTGTCCAAACATCATCACATTTGGCGCAACTTGTAAATTCTTTATTTAAAAGTATCCTATCCAATCCTTCTAATGATATTTTCAGCATATATTCTAATGATTCAGTGGTTAATAATTTATCTTTTATCCATGGATCATAATCCTTATCTAATTTAGTAAACTTAGCATTAAAGGTATAAATAATACTCTCCTTTTAAGTCCATCACTAGTATCATCTATTCTTGGTAGGTCATTGGCACTAAAAATAAGCTTACTATAATTACTAATATCATAAGGGTCCTTACCTTTTCTTTCTACGTTTACACGCTCTCCAGTAACTAATTTTTTTAAATGTGCTATTGTCCTCTATAAACTGTTTTGAAATATCATCACCTATGTTGGCAAGTTTTCCTTCTAATTGATATGTCTTAAATCTATCATTTAACTCTTTAAGTTCTACAGCTGCTATATTATCTTCCCCAAGCATAGCTTCCCAGAACATCCAAAAGAGTTGACTTACCATTACTACCTCCACCAGTTAATATAAAAGCTTTACCTAACTCATTTCTTCTAAGTAAGCAATATCCCATCATTTCCTCAATTAGAAATCTTAAGTCTTATCCTGGCAACATATATTATTAAGTGTTATGTCTGCGATTTCACTATAAGCATCTGGATTATAACAAACCGGTATCTTATTTTTAATTATAAATCGTGGATTAAGTCTTCTAGTGTTTTAGTTTCTAGATCCATAACTCCATTATCTAGTAAAATATATTTAGTTGAGCTTACTTTAATATTTACACATAATAATTCTAAATATCTTATTATTTCTAGTCTAGGAGTCTTTGTGCTGTTATTAATATATTTCAGGAGCTTATGCTCTATTTTATTTAAGTCATTAGTATAAAATCCATCCTGGTATAAATGTAATTCACCATTAATTTTTATAATATTTTCATTATTTTTAAGATATTTAGCTAATAGCTCATACTGTAATTTACCTTTAATATAAAAACTTTCTTTAGCAAATGATTCATCACGAAGTATTGTATCTATTTCCCTATCATTAAGTGGCTCCTGAAGAATATATGTATTTATTATTTTTATACTTTCTTTTATTTGTTCTTTGGATAACTAGCCTGTTGTAAGGTGAGTATATAAGAGAATAAAGCTGCGTTTCTTCCATCACCTTCACTCATACTTTTAAAGTCTATTGATGTTTTAGAGATAGGTTTTAACCAACTAGGGATTGATTCTAAGGTATCAACTTCTTTTAACCATGTTCTAATTTGTCCATTAACTTTTAATGGAATAATGGCATTTTGTGAGCCTAACCCTGTATCAATCTTCACCCCTATAGCTGTACTATAATTCTGTTTACGCTTTAATAAATCAGTATTGGTCCAATAAAAGTGCATACCTCTTGATGTTTTTAATACACAACATTGTAAATCCATATCACATACTATTTTATAAACTATATTAGCTTCAGTTGTATCATCTATATCTATTTGAACTAGATTATTATTTAATACTCCACCATAACCCTTTAATCTTTTAACATCATCAATTTTATAAAATTCCGTTCTATCTTTATAATCCTCCAGAGGTATCTTGCCATCGGTACCTCCAAGGGGCATATATCCCTTCTCAAATAAAGTCATTATCTATCACTTCCTTGATTCTAAGTCTATTAGCTCATCTGTTCTTTCTTCGCATGCATGATTTTCTCTTATAGCACTTAAGTAACAGTTATTTACAATCTTGCTTATGTTTTCAACCATAATGCCAGCTATATATATTTTGCTCATTATTTCCCTCCATTCTTTTTTAAGAGATCATTCTGTAAGCATGTACTACATCTGCTTTTGAAGTTTCTGCGTAAATCTGAGTAGTCTTAGGGTCCTCATGTCCTAATACGCTTGTACTATATGGAGTGCCATTCCAGCTGCTAGCATATGAGTTGCTATGGTGTGTCTTAAAAGGTGAGGGTAGATTGATTTAGTAAACTGAGCTCTCTTGCAATCTTTTTAATAACACATTCAATAGCTCTTTGTTTTAATCTCCCATGAGGATTTTTCATTGATACAAATAGAGCAGGGCACTCATCACTTCTGGACAATATATACTCTCTTAGTAGATATTTAGCTTTTGTATTGAAGCAAACTTCTCTTTCTTTATTCCCTTTGCCGATAACTTTTAAAGTCATTTCATTCCAGTCTATGTCTTCTTTATCTACATTTACTATTTCTGAAAGTCTGCAACCGGTGGAATATGTGAACTCTAAAATAGCTGATTCTCGTAATGTTTCACAATTTTGTCTTAATAATTCTACCTCATCCATAGTTAGCGGATGTCTTAACCGTTTTGGTTCTTTAGTTTGTTTTAGATTTAATGTAGGATTCTTAGGAATATACTCTTCAATACATAACCATCCGAAAAAGCTTTTTAATACATTTATTTGACCATTTGTTGAACTTGCTTTCATATTTTTGCATCTAGTTGCTATAAATATTCTTAGATCCATTACAGTTACATTGGCTAAAGGTTTCTTCATATAGCTTGAAATATAGCTAACTGATACCTTCTGTCTTTTAAAGTTGTTTTGCTTAGCCCCTCTTGGGCTTTTACTATAAAATATAACTGCATTTTATCTTCCATGTCAGTTACTGTTGTCAGGGCTGTTTCTTGTGGCACCACATCAAATTTATATAAAACTTCTTCAATAATTTGTCTTACTTTTAATTGATTTTCATCACCAAACTCTAGACTTAATTTACCAACTAATCTGATTATTATTTCATTGTTTGCTACTCCCATAACTGTACCTCCTCAAATTTTTATTTACTTGATTCGGAGGTACAGTGTATAATAACTATATCTCCTAGCGAGATGTGAGAGAGTTTGTTAGTTGTCGAGACTGTGGACTCTCTTTTTATTTCGTTATAGACATTATGTTGAAATATTGAACAAAAAACAGTATGGTTTATAAATTATTTTAAATTTCTTTTTTAATGAACATTATCTTGGGAATGCGTACTAATCTTCTAATTCTCTTATTGAATAAAAATAGCTTTTATCTTCGTTTAAATCGTTTTGCTATTTTCTGTTGTTCTACACAATAATCAATTGCTTTTTTGAAGGTTTTAGTAGCTAACATAATTTCTGATTGCTCATTAGATTTTTCACAAGTAACTATATAAATTTTCATTTTTTATCTCCTTTCTATTTTGTTTCTATAAATAACCATCCCAGTTCATCCTTAAAAGCCATCCCATGGCCCATACTTGTTGCCTGTTCTCCAGTTAATTCAAAATCATATATATCCATCATTTCTATTATTTCTTTTCTAGTCCAATCAGCACCTATAAGGGCTATATCACTATTTCTAAAGGTGTGAATACTTTTTTTATCAGGAAGCATTGCCAGTGCTTCCACTTTAGTCAACTTATAAGCTTTTTTAGAATCAGCATAAGCTTCATTCTTTCCCTTTTCAAAACTCATACATTTGCCTGTATTATCTATGCTGACCATTTCTTCATTAATATTTTTCATGCAGCTATCTTCAAAATAATGTTTACAATTAGAGTTTTCACAATGTATTAACATTTATCAACCTCCATTAGTCCTTGGCTTTCATATATGTTTCCTATAACCTCAACACCATCTGCCTCTTATAAGCACATCTATAAGTGTCCATTTACAGCTCTTATTTTCTGAAAATCCACAGAATGTACCATCTTTAAAAACTACTTCTTGTATTTGATGGTTCTTGCTAGTATCAAACACTTTCAAAATATCGCCCTCATATATTCCAATACCATTTTTATCATTTAAGCCTGTATACTGCATTAATGGAAATTCCTCTGTATCTATTTCTTGAACTCCTAATACATCATCAAAAATGGCTTTATTCCTTTGAAAATTCATTGCAGTTATTTGTACCATTCCACTAGGTGTATATGATCTAAACTTAATATTTTTCATTGTCTATCTCCTTTACCTTATTCTTGAAATGCGACCTAACTTACCAATTCATGTATCCACCAAAAAGGATAAGTTATTAACCATAAAATAAAAGTAAATATATTCGCAATTACAGAGGGTAGCAATAACAACAATCTTTTTATAATACCCTTTGTTTATATAAAAGCCATGCCCATGTTCATTTTTGCAATGATAATGCACTTTTAAATCAAACAATAGACTATCAATAAAAAGCCATGTATAGTGATTTTGAGTTATAGTTTCCATCACACATGGGACACTTCCATGTACTTTTACCACATTTCATAAAATTAAATCTCCTTTCAGTTAGTGAACAATATATTCAGATTGTGCAGCTAAATTAGTTCCTTAACTTCTTTTATTTTATTAACTTTAACTATATAATCTACTGAATATTCTCGTTCCCACGATAATTCTGAACCACATCCCTGGCATATATGCTCATCATCACTATCGCTACTATATTCATTACAATCGCTTTCTTCATATCCACATACTGGACATTTAATATTGTCACTATTAATTTCTTCTAAGTCTTCTAAGTCATTATCAACCTTGTAATATTCCAATTCATCAACAACAAAATTATTTCTACAACACATACAAACGTTATAAAATTTATTATCAATACATAATGGACTATTCCATATATCCTCATCATCTTTTATAAGTGCAGTCTTTAATATTGGCGAGTTTTTCCAATCAGTATTGCAAATATCACCTTTTAATTTTTCTGATAAATATATTTTATTTTTTTCAATTTTCTATCTCCTTTCAGGGAGAAGCTTAAAGCTTCTCTGCCATGCTATTAACTAGTCTTAAAATATTACTTTTACACTTCTCATAGGTTTGTGGATCACTAATCTTTATATCAGCCATAACCTTTAATTCTTTATCAAAAGTCTCATTAAGATATTTAAAATATACTTTAAACTCAGTAACTGAAGTGTTTGAACCTTGGGCACTTTTTGCCCTAAGCTCTGCAAGTTCTTTTTCTATTTCTTCAGGAATCTTTTCAACAATTGTTTCAGTTACATCAACGGGCTTTTGTTGAAGTTGAGTTTCAAGCTCATCTATTCTCAAAGCTGAAGTATCTAAGTCGTTTTGTATTTCTTTAAGTGAAGCCTGGAGTCTTTTAACTTCTTCTTCATCCCCAGATGTTTGGGCCTCTCCAATAAATGATTGAAATTTTGCGATTTCTTCTTTTGAATGCTCTTTCTCTTTTTTTAAATTATCCTTTTCCTTTTGTAAAGCAGTTTCTAAGGTTTCAAAATTAGCTTGAGTATCTCTATTAATCTTCTTTGTATCTTCTAATGTTTTAAGGGCCATATCTCTTTCCTGCCCATATTTAGTAGCCAATTCATTAGCCTTTATATTAAATTCCTTGGAATCTTTTAATTTTTCTTCTAAATCTTGCTTTTCCTTTATAGCTTTTTGTAATTCCCTTGTAGACATTTCCTCAACATCATTCTCTTTTATAAAAGTTTCTCGTTCTTCTGAAGGTATTCCAAGGAGTGCAATTGCCTGCGTATAACTCAAATTCCCAAGCGCTTGCGATTTTGAATTGTTGTTTAAAAGAGTTATTTGGTCAGAACCATATTCATTAAATATCTTCATCAAGTTATTTGCAGTACTTTGAGAGTAGTTAATTGATTTTTCTAACCATTTACCCCATTCTCCATGCTCTATCATTTCCTTTGCTTCAACAAGCCTTCTTCCAATCTCAATACTGTTATAAATCACCATTTTCTTAGTTTGTTCTTTGATATTAATAATTTCAGCTGCTATAAGCTCTGTGGTTCTAGTAGTGATTTCATTCATATAATTTCCTCCTTTAATTTAGGCTGGAATAGATAATCTATTTTGAATTTTTACCTTTTTATTAGATAATTTTTTACTTGTAAATACTTCTATAAATTTTGTTACATCCTCGCTTGGGGACCTATTGTTTTTCCCATGTACCTGAATAACAACATCTTTCTTTATCTCTATAGTGAAATAAGACTTATCCGGTTCAGAAATTTTTCGTATAAAAAATATATTTGTTTCTCCTTTTGCATATCTATCTGCATAACCTCCTACACAATGACTAAGTGCTTTACCTTCCTCCATGAGTTCCATTGAATCTTGTGCCGGTCTTATTAATAACCCATTGCTTTCAAGATTATATTTATTAAGAATTTTTAATCTTTTACTTATTGCTATATTTAGAGACATATCTGCAGTTATTTTTACCTGCTTAATTGTATTTTGATGGGCTACATATATATCTTTGGGGAATAATACATTGTTTTCAGTTAGGTCCATATTCAGCGTTATACAATCAGTTATATAGTCTCTCCATGTAATAATAATGTTTATATATCGCTCTATTCTTATTATGTTTTGTTGTTTTTTTATATAATTACATGCTTTTATAAAAGTAGTACGTTTTAATATTTTTATAAAATCATCTATGTTATTGCTAACCATAAATTCCATGTCTTTAACTTGCTTTGGAGTTAAGTTTGAATTATATTTTTGTGATAATTGATATAATTTAAGGAATGATGGACTAACTGTAATTTCTGCAGCTTTGATAGCTTTGAGGTCTTTCCTATTAATCTTTAGCATTTTAAAAATATCTTTTCCTCTCCAGTTAATAGCCTTATATGTCTCATACCCTTTTAATTTGCTATAAATCAAATTCCCTAAACCTACTTTAGTTATTTGTTCAATGTTTGGATATTTAGCATATAGTCCGAAGAACTTTAACATAGTATTCTCAAGATACTCTTTATATGGACTATACTTGAATCCAGTGTCTTTAATAGCCTCTTCAATACTTTTATACGAGATATAGAAAGGATGTCGTGCTAGGCTATTTATATTGAAATTATATATTGATCTAGTTTCAATAAATTCCTCTTGTTGATACCAATCCTTTTTAAACATTTTAGATTCATTATTGTTAATATCAAATATATATAAAGCTTGTAAAGAATATTGGTTAGATACATTTTTATAATCTCCGTTATAATCTCTTAGTGCATAAAATCCTTTTGCTATTAGTATATTAGGGTCTATTTCAGATTTCATGTAGTATATAAAGCAAGCTTCATCATGCAGTCCTGTATGCCCTCTCCAAGCTTCCTTGACTATACAATTACTCTTACAGTTGGGGCATATATAACTTGAATTATGTTTTAATTTATCTGTATCAAATTCAGTTTTGCAATGAGTACAATATCCTTTTAGTTTTTTACCTTCTTTAGCTGTAAAAATATATCTACTACTTTCAAATACATCATCTGTCGTAAATTTTTCTATATCATCAGTTATTTTATCTGAAGTATGTTTTAAATAATCTTTATACATTTTTACTCACTCCTTAGAAATCAAGTTCAACATTAAATCCAATATTAGGTTTCTGCTCTTGCTTTTTTATTTGTGCCTGAGGAGCTATAACTGCAGCATTGAAGGAACCTTCTATTTCAAAATACTTTAATACTGTTGCAAACCCTTCTTGGTCTGTTAATACTGCACAATTACCAACTTTCTTTTTTTCTGCAACTTTTTTCATTTCATTCAAGCTCTTACCAATAGTTTTTCCTTCTTGAAGTATTTTTTCTGCATTATTAGGATTAGCTTGTAGGTCTTGGAGAAGGAACTCTCCAACTACCTGAATATAAGGATTACTTTTATTGCTATCTATTTCAGTTCTTAATTTTTCAATTGCTTTATTTAACATAATTAATCTCCCCTCATTTTTTAGTTGTTGCGCAATAATTATCAGATGCGTGGCTATTTCTTTTTAAATATTTTGTCTATTCTTACATCTGCTTTCCAAGTAGCTATGCAAATATACAATGTAGCAAGTCCAATAACAGCAGTTCCGATAAATGCTATTAACATTTTATATCCTCCTTAAAATAGACTTATCTGATCACTTATTCCAAACCCTTCTAATCTTTCTTTAGCTATGTTTATATACCACTGTTTGTCTAATTTTCTACTAATTCTTTTACCTTTTATATCTCCATTTTCAATGAAGCATCTGTCAGGAACATTCAGTATTTTTTCAAGTTCATCAGAACTATTTACTTTTTTAACTCTGCCATCATTCATGGATCTTGAAGCAAATACCCTTATACATTTTTCATTTATGTTTACACCGTTATAATTTAAAGCCTTATATTTACCTGTAACTTTTACTATCTTTTGAAATTCTAATAAATTATTATGATTTTTAATTGTGTCTTCTACTGAGGTACCATTTAAGAAGTATTCCTGTAATGCAGTATTAAGTATTGGTAAGTCATAATCTAATTGGTCTAGCTTCTTAAGATATGCACCTTTGGATTTATGAGTTCCATTATCCATTACTATTAGATAATTATTAACATCTTTTTGAACTACCTTGGTTATAATGTCATGTTCTAGTGTCATTTTTGTTCTGACTTCCCAGTCTTTACATATAGCTTTGTAAGGTTCTATGTCTGCCCTAGAATTAAGCTTAAACATCACACCATCAGTGTTGCTTTGGATTAATGTGTATTTATCCTCTAGCTTTTCAATTAGGTCTAATAGCATTAATTGACCGTTTACACATACATTGGTAGCTTGTCTTGGGTCATACAAATTATTGTTTTTATCTTTGCTTGCTCCAAAAGTTGAATTTAAAACTAACTTATATGGGGCTTGTTCTTTTTTTAATTTCTTATGTTTGAGTTCCATTCTGGTATCATAAATGTTTTTATATTTAGTCTTATCTGAAACATTCCGACTTAAGAAATTGTATTCAATCATGAGACTTGGATAAAATGAGCCAACATCTGAATTTATAAATATTCCTTCATCTATATATTTTTCCTTTGCTCCATGAAGTCCACCCCAACCAAATGAATGTTTTATGCCTGCAACTTCTATATTTAAATATTTTTTATAATCCCTATTTGACCTATTCTGATACCAATCTAGTACTTTCTTATATTTATCTATTTTTAAATTATCAACTATATCTATTTCAAACTCATCTGTGTAGGACTTCTTTCTTGCTCCTAAGATGATTGCACTTAGTTGAGGCTTAGTCATACTGATATACTTTATGTTTAAATTAAAAGCCTTTATAAGTGCCATTTGTGAGTTAAATTCCTCTATTCTTTCCATAAATACTTGCATTGTGTTTTCAACATCACTCTTGCAGTATTTAACTGTTTCAACTATCTCATCATCTGTAAGAGTTCTATCTATATCAAAAGGTACTGAGGTTTCTTTTATATCATTTCCCATGAAACCTTCAAGCTGCTTAAGGCCTTTTGAAATATCTGTCATGGCATCAAAGTTAAGCAATGGGTATTTATTAAACTCTCTGCTAAACATCCATGCGGGTTGGTGAGTATTTATTATGTGCTGACTTATTTCATATGGATCTAAGCCAATTAAGATTCCTTTTAAAATATATTGGTCAAAGGACCTACTGTTATAACCTACCCAAATATCATTTATATGTTTTTCATAGTAGGTTTTTAAGCCTTTTGGATTATCAATACATACTGCATATTTTTTAGTGTCTGTATCCATAAATACAACTAACCAATTGTATTTAAATACTTCAAAATCATAAAACAGCATTCTGAATTACCTCCTTATATATCAAACAAACTTAATTGCTCTTTTTCTTTATCTTTTTCTACTATTTTAAGATTTTTTATTGATTGATTATAATAACTTTCTTTAAGCTCTACACCTATATATTTCCTATCCATCTGTAGAGCTTTATAACCGCAAGACCCGATACCTGAGAATGGATCTATTACAATATCACCTTTAGCACTCCATAAATTAATACAATTTTCAATAGTATCTAACTGCAAAGGAACTATGTGTTTTTCATCCTTTTCATCTTTTGCTAATTGCCTTTGTAATGTATTGCTTTGTTTAATATCCATCCAAACTGGTTCAGCTATTTTCTGCCATAAATCAACTGGGTATTCTTCTCTTGTATGAGTTATAGGCTTAAGATTAATACCTGGCTTTCTAAATGTTAAAACATAATCCGGTAATCCTTGTCTACTCATAGCACTATCTTTTCTAAGCTGTTTATGCAGCAATCCAAGTGCATTGGTCCTAACCATTTCGACTACTGGAGATTTATAAATGGTTACTCTTGAATGATATATAAATCCTTCTCTTTGAAATATTCTTATTAGCATTCCTGGAAAGTCTTTTAATCCTATTGCTCCATCTCTTTCTTTCATCATTGGAACATCTACGCAATGAATTGATACATTTCTACCGGACATCATTACTCTATAAATTTCCTTAACTAAGAAATTAAAATGTCTGTAAAATTGTCTATCATTCTTTGAATTTCCCATATCTAAGAAACTACTTGAGTATGTATATAGAGATAAAAAAGGTGGAGAAGTAACTAAATATCCTATAGAATTACTTGGTAGTCCTTTTAATACTTGTGTGCTATCACCGTTATAAACTGTAAAGTTCTTACCTTCAAATTGATTTAATACTTTCACTAAGCTACCTCCTTCAGCCATTTAGGTAATTTCATTTCTATTGATGGTTGATAATCTAATTTTTCATTTATAGTTCCACGTACTTCTTTTGTTAAAATATCCTGAGTATGTGTAATCATTTCAGCTATCATTTTTGCAGATTCAATTTCCTTGCGCTCTATATTAGCCTTAACCGCTCCCTCAGCTTCTGAAGTTATAATCCATACATTTACTTCTTCCTTTTGTCCGAACCTCCAGCATCTTCTTATAGCTTGATATAGTTGTTCATAGCTATCTGACAATCCAACGAATATCATATTGTGACAAGATTGAAAGTTAAGCCCAAATCCAAATATTGAAGCTTTACTTACTAATATTTTTAAATCACCATTTGAGAAATCTATAGCTGCTTTTACTTTATGAGTATCTTTATCACTACCCTTTACCTCAACTGCTCCTTCAATACCTTTCCTGAGCATATCCGATTCTATATTTAAATCGCACCATACAATCCATTGTTCATTGGTTATTAGCTTTATAGCTTCTTGTACTCTACTAGCTAAGCTATCTCTCCTTGCTTGTCTACGATCCATTAAAGTTTGTGCCATTGTTGGTAATAAACTAATCTGGCCATTCTCTTGGAATATAGGACTTTTAACTATAATTTCATGCATATTGAGTTTTGGAAGAATGAAACCTTCATCAGAATATCCGAGGTCACTAGGCTTTTCTAAAACTACTGCCCATGTAGCCATCCATTCCCAGAATCTTGATTCTGCATGTCCTTTTAATTTCCATTTAGATGTTTCACCACCATCATGTGTGAAGAACATTGCTAGCATTTCAACTCTAGTTAGGATATTTAAAAACTCACTGTGATTCCCTAATTCAACAAAATCATTAGGAGCTGGTGTAGCTGTGCATGCTAATTTATAAGGAGTATCTTTAAACATATCAATTATTAATTGCTTGTACTTACTGGTAAAACTCTTTAATATACTGCTTTCATCCAGGACTATACCAATAAATTCATTAGCATTAAAATGTTCAAGTATTTCATAATTTGTAATATTTAAACCTGAAGTTACATCTTCCTGTTTTCTGCATATATTAACTTTAATCCCAAACTTCAAGCCTTCTCTTACTGTTTGTTGGCTTACTGCAAGTGGCGCCACTATCAATACATTTTTCCCAGATCTTTTATAAATTTGATAAGCCCATTCTAGTTGCATTGCTGTTTTTCCAGTTCCAGTTCCGCTAAATAAAGCTGCTTTACCCTTTTTTATTGCCCATTTAACTATGTCCGCCTGATATGGAAATAACATTTTATTAATTTTAGATTTATCAACATCAAATCCACTTGTAACGATCTTCATTTTCTTATTTTCAATGAAATCTTTATAGTTCATAATACTAACCTCGATTGCCTTATATCCTCCCTAGTTCCTCTTTCTCTAGGCTCCCATACATATTTACTAACTGTGCTAAGGCTTAAATCTAATTTTTCAGCTACAGTTGGCATTATCATCCCAGCATTATATAATTTATTTATTTCTTGAATTATTTCTTTTGTAATTCCTCCCTGTGGTCTAGGATTCCATATATACCTATTGATAGTTGAATAACTTACATTATAATTAAATGCTAGTTGCTTCATAGTCATTGTTTGGTCTTCATCATAGATTTTATTAATTTCTTGAATCCACTTCTTTTGTTCATTCTCATTTCTCTTTTCCAGTTGTTTTAGTTTAAAATTGTTGCTTGCTATATTTTCTAATAATTGTGTTTTGCGTTTTAAGTAAAAAACACTATTATAATTACTTGTTATTCCCATTTTTAACCCTCCAAGTTATTTAAAATTAGGAGGGAAATTAATCCCTCCATTATGTTTTTTATTCAAATACATCCGTTATTTTATATACGTTAAATCCTTTTGTATTTTTGCTATAATCTAATGCAAACTCTAATTTATCTTCAACAGCATCATTTACATCTAAAATTAAATCATTATACTGTTTGAAGTTTTCAAATTTAACATCTGCATCAGTTCCTAAGCTTTTCATCATTTCATTTGCCATGTGTAGTCCAAATCCACTACCAAGTACTTGATTATAAAATATTAAACTGTTTTCAAATTCTCCATTAAGTATTTTAAATCTGATACTAAGCATTGGATCATGCTTTTTACTCTCGGTAAGTTCCATAAGTACCACTTTAACTTCATAAGCTCCAACAGGAACTTCTTTAAAATCTGTATTACCATCCTTTGCAGCTTCAACATCTATTTTTAAACCCTCAGTGTCTATTGATTTATCAAACTTTTCCCATATGTTAGCCATAATTAATATATCCTCCTAAGATTTTATTTTTTATTGACTTAATTTTTATTAATAAGGTATGTCTTCTGTTTCAATAACAATATTTTCAGTTGGTGTATTAGATTCTTTTCTTTTCCTAGTTCTTCTATGTGGTTCTTCAGTTATAGGTTTGTCCTCTACTACAACTTTAGTTTCTTCAATTGGTGCTTTGTTCTCAGGTACCTCTGCAATTTTAGTTTCTTCTTTTACCTCAGCTGCAACTTCTTCTTTTTTAACTCTAGCTACTCTTTCTGTTGGCTTTTTCTCTTCCTTAGGATCTTCTTTACCTGGAGTTATTACTGGCTTTTTAACACCTTTACTAATTGCTATATCTAATTCTTTTAAGAAAATATCTTTATTAAGTGGGATCTTATTTATTTCAAAGTTATATCTTCCACCTGAGAATACATAAGGACTCATTTCACAACTTAGATATCTTTCTTTCTCATCCGCAACTAGGTGGAAGGTTGCTCCTACGGTACCAGCTAAAACATTAGCCACCTTATCTGGTATATTAGGTTTGTAAGTAGTAATTGTGGATCCACCTTTTAACTTAACTTCTCCTGTGATCTCTTTACTTAAGTATGTTATCTCGTAACCTGTATTCTTAAGTCTTTTGATTGTACTTAAGAACTCAGTCTTTACTAGGTCCCATCCTTTACCATAACCACTATCTGACTCATGTTGGATTCCTTCTCTATCGAATATAAATAATCTACAGTGCTCATATAAATCCTCTGTTAAATCAAGCACTATTCTTTTATAGGTATTCTCCTTTTTCTCTAGCTCCGATACAATTTCTAAGAAAGTGGCCCATGCTAGTTTGGTATTAGTAACTCTTCCAGTTACAGTTATTTCATTCTTTATTCTTATAACTGGGCTTGTGATATTATCTATATTTCCATCTGTATTAAGGAACAGTACATCTTCAAACATATCCATAAAGGTTGTTTTACCACCGTAACTAGCTCCATAAATCCATTTGTCCATTACTCCAAGCCTAGTTCTTATAACTCGTTTGTTTTCAGGTAAGTTCATATAATCTTCTCCTCTTTCACAAAATATTTGATACTCGCAAAACTTGCAATCATCACTTATGTTTTTATTAAACTCTGTTGTTTCTAGCATTAGCACCGCTATATTTAGAGCCTGTGCTACTTTATTTATGTCATAGTCTAAATACATCACTTGTATATCCATAATGGTTAATGCTTCATTTAATCTCTTTCTAAAGGTGTGTAAATCTTCCAATTGTTTCTGCCTTATGAATGTTTTTGGTATAAATATAAATCCCATTTTATTTACTTTGTATCCTTGAAGCTCCAGGAAGTATTTATATAGATGGAGTTGTGGGCTATTTACATAATTATCAACGTTGTTACTGTATTTATAATCATATAAGTCTACTGTTCCATCTTGGTTATGTGCTAATAAATCAACTGTTCCAGTGAAGCTGCCACTCTTGAAACTTACTTCATGCTCTAACTCTGAGTATTGGTTTATAAAGTTAATGACCTTTGGAAGTAAATATTCAATTTTGATAGCTTCATTTATGTTCTTATCATTTATGAGGTAGTAATTACTGTAATATTTATCTAGCATCTTTTGAATACTTCCAGTTTCAGCACCATAATGTATTGCAGTTCCAAGGTATAAAGCATTGTTTGGGTCTTGATTTTTAACGGTCTCTAGTTTGTCCACATACCTTAATTTATAATGGTGAGGACAATGTGCATAATCTGTTATGGCACTCTGTCGCATCTTAACCTCCTTAGAATGAAACTAATCTTTTATGAGTTTTAATTGATCTTGTTATTCCTTTATTTAAGTAAGCGTGCAAATCATAATCAGTTTTCTTTCTTTTTAACTCTTTACGTTTTGCTAAAGCTTCTACAGTCAATAACATATTCTCATGTGGTGTCACCCTAATAGCCTCCTTATATCACTTTTAAAGCTTTCAAAATCTTTTGGGTATAAGATGTAACCTAAACCTCCGCTCTCTCTTATTAGTGTTATATTTCTTATTTGTAATGCACTTGGGTGTCCATCTTCTGCCTTAACTTCTATTCCAATAAATCTGCCATTTACACAAGCTAATATATCTGGAATACCTACTTTACTGTAAGGGCCTGCCCAGTGTTTAAAGAACCAGGTGTTAGGTAATAATGTTAAAAAATCTTTTATCTTATTCTCAAATACTTTTTCTTTAGCCATCTATTCCTTAGACCTAACTAATACAAAATAGATATTGCTTATATGTATTAAATCACTCATGTTTATTTTTCCTTCTAAAGTACCTTCATTCACTGAATCAACGGTCAATATAACATTATCTTTTATTAAACTACCTCTATTGAATTTCATAATTGTTGCACTTGCTTCGCAGGTATTAACCTTTACTAAGTTGTTATCTACCATTAATTCAATTAGTTGATTTTTAAGAGATTGCAAATCTTCTACTATTAATTTTAGGGTTTCTTTTTTATCATTTATTTCATTCATTAAATCTGACATATCTTGCTCTGCTTTAGTCATTAATTTCACCAACCTTTTTATATTCTTTTATACAGTCCATACAAATTATGTGGCCATCAATATTGTAAAATTCATCACCCACACATATAAATGAATCACAATCCATACAAGACTCTACTATTTCTGCTAATGGTACTGAGTGTTTATATTCATACTGGCAATCTGGGAGATTATCCATTTATAATGCTCCAGGTATATTGATTAGTATTAAGAAAATCTTCTAATGCATTAAGTTCAGCTTCAGTTCCATCCACCTTGTAGTTTTCAACGAATACCTCAGACTGAATATCTTTTATAGGAAGAGATTGTTCTTCTGTATCTACCCATACTTTTTCAGTTAATACATCTGCTACTTCTACTATTGGAGGAACTACAGTAACTTTAGCTTTTTCATGTTCCCTTAGCATTGCTTGTCTTTCTTGATTAATTCTTTCAGATACCTCTCTCTCAGCTTGTCTAGCTTCAGATGCAACTCTATCTAATTCTCTTTGCGCTATCCTAGCTAATCTATCAGCTTCTTGTTGGGCTAATCTTTCAACCTTCCTAGCTTCAATTTCTAATCTTTCTGATTCAGCTTCTTCAGCTTTGATTTTGGTTTTCTCAGCATTTTCATTAATCATACTAACTATGCTCGTTACGTTTTCACCATCTTCTAAGAAATTCAAATACAGATCATTTAATAAAGTGACTCCATACTGAGCATTAGCAAGTTCAACCTTCGATTTTATTAACTCAATGTTGGCTTTCTCCATATTCTGCTGAGATAATAAAGAATCAGCTAGTTTAGTTAAATCTTCTTTTATGGATTTTATTGTGGTACCTTTATTCAGCATTGAATCTGTAAATGCTAATTCATATCCATATTTGCCTTCTAGTGCTCTTTCTGTTGAAAGCTTATTTATTATTTCAATAATCTCAGCTTCTTTATTAGCTTTTCTAGTAACCTCAAAGGCATCTGCCTGTTCTGAGATTGGTTCAATTACTGTATCAAATTTGTTACTGAGTAACTTACATTGATCCTCAAATTTTGTGATATCTTTAGTTAATAATTTCTTAGTTTTTATTCTAAAATCATTTAAAGATTTTTTACCATTTTTAAGTTCTGCTATGGTTTTCTTACACTCAGCTACAGTTTCATCTGTAAATAGCAAGCCACCATATTTCTTTAATACTTCATCAAGTTGTGCATCTATCTCCGCATAGTTAAAAGTAACTATTGCTGCAGTTGTTTTGGATACTAACTTTAGTTCATTCATCTATATTTCCTCCTATTTTTTATTGTTGGGTATTTTCTGCTACTATCTCAGCAATTAAATCGTAAAGTTTTTCACCTACTGACTCACATTCTTCGTGAGTAGCTATAGGTTCATTTAATCCAAGGACCTTTAAGCATGAAGGACACAAATCATATCTTGCTATATTACGGTCACTAAACTTCAATTCAACTCTTTTATAACCACTTTCGTAAAAATTACCAATTACAACCGACTTGCATTTATCACAAGTTATTCTTGTTTCTTGCATTAATTTCTCTCTCTTTCAATTTTTGAATTATTATTTTTTATGCATTTACACCATCCAGGAGCTGTTCTCCATTGACCAATACTTCCACTACTTTTATTATTTATTATTACAATTCTTCCGTTCATATCATCTACCCATGGCTTTGATGCCTTTATATAATCTTTTTTACCCTCTGATTTTATATAATTTTTCTTAGTGAAAACATAAACATTGCCTTTAATGAATTGTTTGGCCATTAAATTTCCTCCTTTAGATAAACCTTGATATAGTAGTTATAATCACCTTTTACAGGCAATAACCTAATCCAATAATTAAATCTATCTGAATAAGAAAACCTATTGGATTCAAATTTGTAACCATTCCCACCACACTCTTCAACGACCTTATCAAAAGTGTCTAGCAATTTAAATTGAATATCATTAGCGGTTTCTTGAGCTTCATTAAGCGCAACATTACCGAACTTATCAATAAAATCTCCCATTAATTTTGTACCTGTCCATTTGTTTGATAAGCCACCATCTGCAAAATCTACTCTCATTGTTCCAATTCTCAATTCTTCTTTTACTTCAAAAGTAAATTCTTCTTCTTTATGAAGTGTTTTTTCTTTCATTTATACTTCTTCCTCCTCTATAAACCATTTGCCGGTATTAATCATATAAAAATTCAAATCATCACTAGATTGCATAACTCCTGCACCATTTGTAGATTGAACGAATATATAAGTGATAATTTTGTTTTCATCTATTGAACTTGGAAATTCAACTCTTATGTTTTTACCTTCACCAAAAGCTTTTGATGCATCCATGAAACTTACTGATTCTTGTACCAAAGTCCAATTTTTATTAAACATATCAACAAACATAGAGCAATTCAGTGTCAAGCTCACATTGTTATAAGTGCTTAGCCATATTAATTGATAATCTTTGATAGCAATTTGGTCACCATTTGATTCGAATATAAGCTTTGAATTTTCAGTAAGCATTTTAATAACTTCCCAGGTTTTATAAGTTTTCATTTTCATACCTTCTATACCCTCATATTTCATAAGTGCATCAGGGCCACCATCACCATTGCTACGTGATTTACAAGGCTCCCTATTTAGTTTTATATCTAAATATTTGCAATCAATACAATTCATTAATGTTCACTCTCCTTGTGTTTCATTAAGTACTCACAATTTTTAGAAAAACAATTCATTTGATCTTCATAATCAGTAATCAATTTGTTTTTCTTAACTATGAGCTCATTCAATCTTTTTAGCTCAGCTTCATAAAATACTTTTTCATCTTTTGTCACAGTTACATCAGGCTCACTAGAATTATTAAGAATTAATTCAATATAGCCATAAGTTTGATTTGTTTTATCTTCTATACCAAGTATTGTTTCATTACCTAATGCTCCATGATGGCAACATTCGCAACATACATTAATAGGTGTTCCTTTTGGAAACTGTCTAAGTTTATTTTCTAAAATTCCAACTGTTAAATCCATTTACTCACTCTCCTTAAATAGTTGGTCTGTATAATCTTTTCTTAACTTAAGCGTGTTCAATATTTCTTCTTCTAAGCTTCCTTTTGTTATAAGGTAGTAATAGAAGCAAGTTCGATCCTGGCCTATCCTATGAGTTCTTTTTTTACTCTGTTCAAAGAGTTCTGAAGCTAGTGGCAAACTATAATATATAATTTTGTTACTCTTCTGTAAGTTCAATCCCATAGCTCCCGCTTGATACTGAACTAACGTTACTGAGTTGTTTTTAGCTTCGTAGTTCTTAAGGTCCTTAGTCTTACCATTCATAATGCTTATTGGTTTACCTTTACATAGTTTTGTTATCTGATCTAATTCAGCAGTGAAGTTATAAAATATAATTACTCTGTCTTCTGTACTCTCTAATAAGTCCTCCAAGGCATTTAATTTATTAGAATTATATTGTGAAGCTAACTGCCTGAGGTATAGCATTTTAGTGAGTGAAGTTTCACCTAAGAGCTCTTTACCATCTATTGTTATTACTCTATCCTTTTTAAATTTCTTATACTGTGGTGTATTTTCGACCATTACTGTTTGCTCTATCTGTTGTGGTAAGTCGAATACATCCTCTGTCTTTTGGAATATGGCACCATACTCTCTAAGTTTTTCTTTTAATTGGTCCACATTCTTATATCCAATAACTTTTGGTATTTTGAAGTTTCCCATATCTATCTCAACATAATTCACATAAGCTTCCCAAAAGGCTTTTTTAGTTATCTTCCAACCTAATAACTTGCATTGTGTAAGTAACTCTTCATATTTGCCACCCACCGGGGTACCTGAAAGTAAGATCACATTGTCAGGCCTTAATTTAAGTATGAATTTTGTTCTTTTAGAGGAAGGATTTTTAATACATGAGCTTTCATCTAGCATTAATGTGAAATCTCTTAATGTTGCTAGCTCAGGTCTCCTCCAAATCAAGTCATAATTGATAATTATTACTGACTTACTTGGTATTTCCATTGTTTCACTGTATATAATCATGGTATAATTTGGGTAATACATTTTCATATGCTCATACCAATCACTTAATTTACTCTTCTGACAGATGATTAAGTTTGTATTGGCATTGAGCTTTTTTAGTTTCTCGCTCCCCACATAAGTTTTACCTAACCCCATATCTAAGTAGTAAGCGGTTCTATTGAACTTTTCTGTTTGCTCTAGTGCTAACTCCTGATGCTTGTATAGATTCATTCCTTACCACCTCTATTGCTTCTTTTATGTTGCATCCTCCAAAATATAATTTAGCTACTTCTTGTAACTTTTCTTCCATATCTCTTTTCATACTCTCACCTCCTTAGGCACATTTTTTAAATACTGATGTAGTTCTAACCGCAATATCCAAAACATACTTTAAACTTGTACACTTTCCGAAACTCACCCTATTGAACTTTAAATCATCTGTTACTATTTCCATGACTACTGCAAATTCTGCATTACTTAAATTCCCCACTTTACTTTCTAAAAGTTTTCTTATCACTTCCCTTCCTCCTTTTCTGTTTTCTAAAATACTCTAATGTTTCTATATATAAATAACTTTCAAAAATTTCAACTCGGTACTTTCTACGATTCGTGTAAGGTATTACTAGTTGCAATCTCTCTTTAAAATTCTTAAAGGGAATAACTTCTACAACTTGCATTTATATGTCCTCCCTCCTATTTCCGTTTAGATTTTTGAGCAGCCATTACAAACTGTTGAAAATTTTGTTTTTTATCTTTATTGATTTTAGTCACTGGATAAACTATTGGTGATATACTATTAACCCTCATAAGTGCCTCCTTACTGCTAGAATGCATATCCATGGAATCTATGTCCTACAGGTAATCTTCTATCTAATCTGTTTAATCTACTGAAACCTTGAAGTTCTTCTCCTATAGATTGAGGTATTAGCATCTCACTAGTTTCGTAAAATCCCCAGGTAGTTATTATGGATAAAAACATCTTTTCACCTCTCCTTCTATGCAGCCTTATATTTAATAGCCATCTCTTTTATTAAGGCTAGATAACCCTCTATTAACTTTTTATCATCTGTTATTACATCAAGCTTATTAACTTTATCTATTTTAGATTTTGGAACACCCTCTAAAGCCATCTTCTTTCTTTTATTTAAAAGCCTTGAAGCTAAACTAACACCCATTCTTTGGTCAAGTAACTTGTAGCTCTCTTCTCTTACATCTCTTATATGTTCAAATCCACCAAGCTTTTGGGCTATTTCATTTACTATTCTGGAGCAATCAGTCCTCCATGCATTGGGCGTTAAAGCAATTACATCTCTCATGTCCTGTACCTCTTGCTTTGTTTCATCTGCCTTGTTATTAGCTTGTAAAACATTATGATTAACTTCATTAAGTTGTTGCCTTATATCTTTCATTTCCTGAAGGGATTGAATAAGTACATCCTCTATGCAGGTTGGTTTATTTTCTTTTAACTGTTTTTCACATTCTATAAAGTAATTTCTATATTCATGTGACTTTTCTGTTCTTGCCATCATTGCAATGTGCTTTGCAAATTCTATTGAGATAGCAAAGTCCATTGAATCATTACCGTTCGTGGTTACCACGAACCCCGCCCAATCCATATTTTCTTTAAAATAATCATTATTTGAGATATTAATTTGATACCATCTTGACCATTCTGTTTTACTAAGTCCCAACCCTAAATATAATTCCTTGGCACTTACCCGTTGTTTCCCATTTTGATTTTTGATAGTTATTAAATTATTCATTGTTCGTCCTCCTAAAATTTTATTTTTTATTTCCATAATTCCTACTTGGCTGAATGCCAGAAGTGTTTTGATATGAATTTCATTTATATTTGAGTGCTAAGTTTCTCCATTGCTATATCAATTAGTGTAGAAAAATAGGATTCCTCAGAAACTTCTTCTATTCTTAATGTCTCAGTTCTAATGATTTTTTTTAAATCACTCCTATTTGCTACAATGTTTACAATTGCTATTTTCATACCTTTTCATCTTCAGGAAAGAATACAGCCTGTACACTTTCTTTTAAGGCATCAGAAATTTTTTGCATCGCTCCCCTTGATGGGTTTGTCCTATTATCATTTTCTAAATTTGAAATATAGCTTGCCGTTAATCCTGACAATTTTGCAATTTTATAAACTGATAGGCCAAGATTATTCCTATAAAATTTAATTTTATTCAATTTTATAATCACCTCTTTCGTTATCTATTGGATAACATGTGATTATCATAAACTATCTGTAGGATAATGGCAAATCTCAATTATCCCGTAGATAGCGATTAGCGTAATTTATCGTTATCTGTCAGATGATTTTCTTTGATTTCCTTCGATTATCGTTGACATTCATTATCTGATAGATTATCATATATTCTAAGAGATAACATTAATGGAGGAATTAAAAATGATTGGTGATAACATAAAAAAAATAAGAGAATTAAACAATTTAGGAGTAAATGAATTAGCAAGGAAAGCTAACATTAGCGGAAGTTACATCAGCAACATAGAAAAAGGAATAAAAACTAATCCATCTATTGAAGCTTTAGAAAAAATCGCAACCGCACTTAACGTAGAGGTAGAAGAATTTTTTAAATCTGAACCTGTAAGTGCAGAGAAGTTAAAAGAATGGGATGAGAAATATAATAAAGATGAAAAGTTAGTTAAAGATGTTAAAGATATAGAAGATACTGAAATTAGAAGAATACAAAGAGCTAGAAACAAGATGGACGTAGAAGATAGAGCTAAAATGATGCGAGTACTTAAAGCCTCATTTGACGATTATTTTGATGACGATGAAGATTAGGTATAAACTTATAAAGCAAATAGTTAATGATTTATTTTTAAACTTAAATATCATATCCTATCCAATAGATATCAAAGATGTATATATTAAATGCAGAAAAAATAAGTATAAGAAATTTAGAGCCATTTCTTATACTCAAGAGATGAAAAACTATAATTTAAGTGCTAATGAAGTTATTAGTTGGTTAGGTTCCGAAGAAGGTTGTACTGATTATGAACCCATAAAAAAACGTTATTTAGTTTATTATAACGATTTAAATTCTTATTATAAGTCGCCACAAAGAATCAGATGGACCTTAGCTCACGAACTAGGTCATATATTTTTAGAACATCACTGTCTGACTAATAAAACTAGACTTTTTAGGAATAATCTTAGTGATGAAGAGTATAAATGGATGGAAGCAGAAGCAAATCAGTTTTCATCACTATTGCTAGCAAATCCTCTAATATTAGATAAATTAAATGTTAAAAGCGAATTTGATATTTCAAAGATTTGTTATTTATCTAAAGAAGCTTCTATATACCGATTTCAAGGATATTTAGATTGGTGTAAATACAAATATATTGATTATAAAGATATAAAGGTTCTATCCAAATTTCATGATTTTATTTATAAAAAAAAGTGCTCACGATGTGAATACGGTTTCATATCAGAAAGAGCAAGCTTTTGTCCTATATGCGGATATAATAAATTAATTAGAGGGGATGGCAAAATGATATATAATGATGGCTATAATTTAGATGAAAATGGAAGATCTTTAATGTGTCCAACCTGTGAAAATGATGAAATGTTAAATGATACCGCATATTGTAGAATATGCGGAGAAATGCTTATTAACAGATGCACAGCTACTGAAGAAGTGTGGGAAGAAAATGAATATGGAGGAATGACTAAAACTAAAGATAAATGTGGTAAGCTAGCGGCTGGTAATTCAAGGTATTGTGAATATTGTGGAAAGGCCACAACTTTTTATGAACAATCATTGCTTAAAGATTGGAAAGTAAGTCAACAGGATATTAAATCCAATATGCCAGTAGATGATGGGGACATACCGTTTTAAGTAACTTATAAATTCACAGAAAGGTGGAGTGAAGATGAAAGCTGCAATATATGCAAGGTATTCAAGCGATAATCAAAGGGAAGAAAGTATCACTGCCCAAGTAAGGGCTATTGAAGAGTATGCACAAAGAAATGGGTATACATTAGTGAAAACATATGTAGATGAAGCCCGAAGTGCTACAACTGATAACCGCCCTCAATTTTTAAAAATGATTAAAGATAGTTACTCAGGAAACTTTGAGTTTGTAATAGTACATAAACTAGATAGATTTTCTAGAGATAGATATGATTCAGCATTCTATAAAAAACAATTAAAAAAGAATGGGGTTAAAATAGTTTCAGTTTTAGAAAATCTTGATGATTCACCTGAGAGCATTATCTTGGAATCTGTTTTAACTGGTATGGCAGAGTATTACTCAAAGAATTTAGCAAGAGAAGTTAAAAAAGGTATGAAGGAAACTGCATTACAATGCAAACATACTGGAGGTATTCCTCCCTTAGGGTATGATGTAGATCCTGTTACTAAAAAATATATAGAAAATAGAGAAGAATCTAAAATAGTAAAATTTATATTTGATAAATACTCGAATGGCGCAGGGTATGATATTATTACAAACGAATGCATCGAAAGAGGATATATGACTAAGCTAGGTAGGAATTTTGGTAGATCAAGCATGCATGACCTGCTTAAAAATGAGAAATATACTGGAATGTATATCTTTAATCGAGCGACATGTAAAATAGATGATAAACGAAATAACCGAAAGGAAAATGCAGATATGATTAAGATACCAGGAGGTATGCCAAGAATAGTTTCCGATGAAGTATTCGAAAAGGTTAAATTGAGAATGAACGATAATAAAAGAAAAGCTGTAAACACAGCAAAAGAAGTTTATTTGTTAAGCGGACTAATATTTTGTGGAAAATGTAATGGTGCCATGATAGGACATACAAGTTACTCTGGGCGTTCGAAATCTAAACATAGTACATATTTATGTGGTACAAGAAAGAATCAAAAGACTTGTGATATGAAGGCTATAAATAAAGATTTAGTTGAAAATTTTGTAGTAGACAATGTTGAGCAAGAAATATTAAACCCAAAATCAATAAAAATCTTAAGATTAAAGTTAATCGAGAAATTAAAAGATAGTAGAAAAGAATATAAACAAGACATGGCTTCAGCTAAGAATAAAGTAACTTTAATTGAAAAAGAAATAGAAAATATAGTGAATGCTATTGCAGGAGGAATGTTTCATCCAAGCATGAAAGATAAAATGACAAATCTAGAAAATGATAAGTCAATAGCACAATCTATAATTTATGACATAGAGCAAAAACAGGCATTAAAATTAGATGAAAAATTAATAGATGCTTATCTAAAAAGAGATATGGAGGATTTTAAAAATAAAGAAGACCTTAAAAGAATCATTCAAGGCTATGTATCCAAGGTAATTGTATACCCTGAAAGCGTTGAAGTTCAATTAAAGGTCGTATTCACTGATGGTGGAGGCGAGGAACTACATGCAATAAATACAACTATTCATGAGAGTTATTATAAAGGTAAAGCAATTTAAAGTTAAAACAGCTAGTATGCTCTAGCTGTTATTACTATTTATGAATTACTCATTAAACTTTCTGAGCACTTATAGATTAAGTATTTTATCCTATCTATTTCTTTTTTTAATTTTGTATTCTCTTCCTCTAATTTTTTAATAGTTTCATCTTTACTCATATTTTTTATCCCCCCTTATTTTTTATCTATTTAATTTGCTAAACGCTTTATCAATGATTTTATAATATCACCTTTTTTATAAATATACAAACATATGTTCGTATATTTATGTAACTAATATTTATATATTCATCTGTCTATCTCCTTCCATTTTTTATTTTTATTCACCTGAAAACTATGTACTAATATAGATAGTACGGATTGCATCTAAAAATATACTCCTATATACATTATTTTTTCTTCTTTAAACACATTGTAAACCTATCCACTATCGCTATAGCGATAGTGTTCCCTCAAATTCGACAGTTGGTATAATTTGTGCATTGTTTTATATCTAAATATAAGCTATTATGTAATATAAAAGGGAATTTAGGGTGAAATTTGTGTATACATTGCTAATTAAGAAACGTAGAGTAAAAAAGAAATGGTCGCAGAAACGATTAGCACAAGAGAGTGGTTTAAGTCAGGCAGAAATTTCAGATATTGAGAGTTTAGAAAAAAGCCCTACTATTGATACTATGATTAAAATAGGAATGGCTTTAGGGCTTTGTCCCCATGACCTTGTTAAGTTTAACTACCCTCATGTTTGTACTTGGAATTGTAACTGCGATAAATAATTTTTTTTAGTTCATTTTATGCGACATTCTGCATTGTAGCATAGAATTATTAAATGCATTCCATTACACTAAATTTGGGGTGTATTTAATGAAAGTTAAGAAAGATTTATATTTAGAAGAGGAATTAGTTAAAACGGTAAAGAAAATTGCAGTAGACGAAAATACAAATTTATCCGCAATAGTTAACCAACTCTTAATAGAATATCTACAGAAGAGACACAAAAAATAGCTAGAGTTTATACCCTGGCTATTTTCTATTTATTTTATATACTTTGGCACTGTCTTTTAGTAACTAAAATTAGTTGAAAAGGCACTGTATTTGTGGGTATTTTCGAGAAAATGAATAGTCATAGGACTATTGGAAACAAAAGACACTGTACTTCTTTAAAATAAGACATTGTCCAATCCCTTTGATAGCTTAATAAAACATTGTCCAATACCTTTGATATTTATTGGAGCATCTAAAAAATTTAGGGGGTGGCTTTTTATGGTTAGCACAACCCCTTAATAAAAAGTACACCCAGCTCACCAAAAATAAACCTTTCAAATATTTTATGATGGATGTATGAAAAAGTATAAAATAAGCTTAAGAGATTAATTCTCCTAGGCTTATTTTATTGTCGAAACTTGTGTATTAAATATATTGTAATTGCATTAACGTTAATGTATAATATAATTATAGTAAGTTAATAAAGCTACTCACCACAAAGGGAGTTAAAGCTGGGAGGTAATAATATGGAATTACAAGTTTTTAAAATGAAAGATGGTATTGAAAAAAGCTGGGATGATATTGATTTTGAAACAGAAATTGAGGTAGTGGCAACAATTGAAGGTGAAACTAACCAAGACTGCGAAGATAAAGCAGTAGCTCAGGGATTTGGAGATACAGATATATATGGATGGACTTACAATGAAACTCTCTGATATAAAAACGTTACAGGAAGTAGCTAGGGAATACAATATTCCCTTTCCTACCCTCCAAACTAGGCTAAAGTCGAATACGCTAGAACTAATTGATGGTGAAGATTATAAACGCTTAGGTAAGAGATTACCGACACTATTAAGCCCATCAGGAATAGAAAAAATAATCAAAAAATAAAAAAAGCCATGGAGCTAGTGATTAAACTAACTTCATGGCTTTAATAAATTATTATAATCCCAAGCGTTTGGGAATTTGATTAAGATATAGGAGTTATAGTTTCAGTTGTTAATTTTGGCACCAATTCTATTCCATCCTCAGTAGCATATACTTTTTTAGCTGTTACTACCACAGTTTCTATAGGATCTTCTATTGCTTTAACAACTGGATCCTTAGTATGTCCTAAATTAAGTACAGCTTCTTTGATGGCAGCATCTATTAAAATTTTCTTATTATCATCTACTGTAATATTCATTTCCCCTAAGACATTATATACCGTTTGGGATGCTATAACTGCTCTTTCTTCACTTGTTACCTCTCCACTATGATATAATTCTTCAGCATTTCCTACTGCTATTTTAGCCCACTTTTCAATAAGTTTTAATACAATTACTGCAGGATTGTTTGGAAGTATATCTTGTACTACTACGAGCGCCTTATCAATGGTTTCTGTGGTTTTCTGTGCATTATCTAGTAAGGTTGATACATTTACACCTTTCTTTTTTAGATAAGGCAATAAGACTATTAACACGCATAAAACACATGCTACGACTAGTAACATAATAATTAATTGTATTGTTGTTTGATTCATGTAATACACTCTCCTCTAATTTTAATTTATTATTTTTTGATATAAAAAAGTGCCTATCTTAGACACTTTAATTTTTATAAATTTCTTGAATAGTTCCCATTTGTAAACATTTGATATTCTTCTTTTCTTCTATTTAACAAGCCCTGAACAACTTGGCCATTAACTTTGGCCCATGCAGTAAAACATACTAATAAATTAGTGCCCCTGCCACCTCTAACTACTCTGCTATATAAGGTGCTACCTAATAGTGCTCCCATGCCACAATTGTAAGCAAACGAACATAATGCATCAAACTCATTTTGTTTTAAAGAAATGCCTTTATTATCTAAGTTTGCTTTTATTTGCTTGGCTTTGCTATTTATTTCTTCCTTTAAAGCCTGTGTCGCTTGAACTTCGGTTACTCTATCATAATCCATAATCCAGCCATCAACACTTCCATACCCTACAGTAGGAACTCCACCAGTGTCTCTATACTTTGTAGCACTAAACCCCTCATAAGCTTTTACAAAGTTTACTAGGTTATCTGTTACTAAATATGTTGTTGCAGGTGCTACTGTCATTGCGCCATCTGCACCAAAGATATAAGATTTACCATTTATAGTTTTATTACAAGCTACTACCATATCACCATTAAAATCTAAATAATACCACTTATTTTTATCTTGTAGCCATCCTAATGCCATTGCTCCAGTAGTTGTTAGGTAGTACCATTTAGCTTTGTACTGCACCCATCCAGTAGCCATAGACCCATCTGCCTTAAGATAATACCATTTACCCTTATCCAATATCCATCCTGTGGACATAACACCATCTGAGCCTAAATAGTACCATAGCTTTTTAGCACTATCTTGTGCCCAGGCATTTATAGCTTTTACTCCATTAACATAAAAATACCATTTCCCGTTTTCTTGATTCCAGCCTACACTCATTTACTTCAAATCCTCCTTATTTTTCTTCAATTTCGTCTAACCTATGATGTGCAGATTTCGTTGATTCTTCGACTCTCACAACTCTTTGTGTAATATCATTAAGCTGCCTGCCTTGGTCTTTCATATCTAGCCGTATATCATCTACACCTTTTGCGACATAATTTAATATAGTTTCCAAGCGTGTATTACATGTAGCATCATTTTTAGCCTCAGTTGTAGCTTCTTTTCTGCTGGCTCTATACAAATTACTAACGGCCAGTACTGAGCCTACAATGGCACAAATTGCCCCTAATACTGATATTATTATTGTTATTACTGTTGTGC